AACAGGTAAGCCACCGCGTAACGAAAAATCCTATTCCGAAATGAGTACCGAAGAATATATTGCAGCGCGTAACGCTGAAGATTTAGCGCGTCGCCAAGCAATGATGAAACGTTAAAAGTTTACGTTCCCACCCCCTCTTACCCCGTCGCAATGATGGGGTTTTTTTTGTTATAATTTTAACGCGGCAGGAGATTGCAAGCTCCGTCTGGATTCACGCCCAGACAGCCGCATTCCTCATGCGTGGCCTTTCGTGATGGTAATCTTATGCACAAGCAATTTTACGTTTACATTCACAAAAAACCTGATGGCATTCCCTTTTATGTTGGTAAAGGGCATGGTAGACGCGCGTATCGGTTTAACACTCGCAGCCAATGGCATCAAAACGTTGTTGCCAAATACGGCAAAGAAAACATTATTATTGAAATTGTTCAATGCGTAGACGAAAAATCCGCGTTTGATTTAGAAAGAATTTACATCAAGCAACTACGTGAAAGTGGCGTTGAGTTGGTGAATCTGACTGATGGTGGAGAAGGAACATCAGGATACAAGCCAACAGATGAAACAAAAATGAAATTAAAAAAAACACCAGAACAACGCGCTTTTTTATCTAAAATTGCTAAAAACAGGGTGCAATCTGAAGAAACAAAGGCAAAAAGAATTGCTTCCATGATGGGAATAAAAAAATCAGAAGAATGTAAAGAAAAACAACGCAAAGCAGCTACCGGCGTTATTTTTTCTAATGAAAGAAAAGAAAAAATCTCAAAATCAAAAATTGGAAAACCATCATGGAATAAAGGCAAACAATTTTCAGAAGCAACAAAACAAAAAATGCGAGAAGCTTACGCAAAAAGAATAGCTTTACAAAAAACAGTCACTATGATATAAAGAATTTACCGGCACAAAATGTCGCGGCACAGCACGTCTTTTCTTTGTAGCCTCAAAGAAATGTCAGGCAATTCTGGAGTTATTCGAGGGCAGGAACCCACTCCTAGAAAAACATAAGGCTTATCACTTTATTCTTTTTCTTTCAGGAGGTCGCCCAATGGCGAGTAACAATTTCTTAACCATCTCAATGATTACTAATGAAGCTTTGAGAGTGTTAACAAACCAGCTTGTCTTTACCAAAGCCGTCAACCGTCAGTACGATTCGAAATTTTCAATCGAAGGGGCCAAAATAGGCACCACTATAAACTGTAGGAAGCCACCGCGTTATGTCGGTCGCTCCGGCCCCGCGCTTCAGATTGAATCCGCTGTTGAAACCTATGTTCCGCTGACGCTGGATACTCAGTATGGCGTGGATATGGCTTTTACAACCCAGGATTTGGCTTTGAATATATCTGATTTTTCAGATAGATTTATTAAGCCCGCAGTTGCAGCTATTGCAAACAAAATCGACTACGATGGTTTGCAGCAGTTCAAGAATATCTACAACATGGTTGGGACTGTCGGCCAGCTGACCGGCACCCCGACGCTGGCGCAGGCTACCAAGGCCATTCTTGACGCACGCGCTAGACTGAATCAGGAAGCGGCTCCGGTTGATGAAGATAGAATGTTCATCGTTGATCCCACTATCGAAGTTGGTATCGTCAGCGGTCTGACTAACCTGTTTAATCCGGCTGGCACCATTTCAAGAATTTTTAACAAGGGCGCTTTGGGCGATAATACTCTTGGATTCTCGTTCGCAATGGATCAGAACGTGGGCAACTTTACTTCTGGTACTGCCACAGCGTTCACCGTATCCGCGCAGGCTGGCGGAAGCGTACAGAACAACGCACAGTCAACGTTCACGCTAGCGGTTTCATCTACCTCTGGCACGCTGACTAAAGGAACGGTTTTCACCATTCCTGGCGTTTACGCTGTCAACCCGCAGAATCGTCAGTCTACCGGCGCACTGCGTAACTTTGTCGTCACTGCCGACGCACCTGGCTCTAGCACTTCACTGAGCATCTTCCCCGTTCCGGTTTTCAGTGGACAGTTCCAGAACGTAACTTCTAGCACCGGCACCATTGGCTCCGGCACCGCAACCATCCTGTCTGGTTCTACCGGCGCGGCTGTATCGGTTCCTAACGCTCTTGCTTTCCACAAGGACGCATTTGCACTTGGCACCGCTGACTTGATTTTGCCGCAGGGCGTTGACATGGCTGGTCGGGCTTCCGCAGATGGCCTATCAATTCGTCTGGTTCGTCAGTACGACATTAACAGCGATCAGTTGCCGACTCGTCTTGACGTGCTTTACGGCTGGTCAACGATCTATCCTGAACTTGCTACCCGCGTCACTGGTTAATAGGAGTATCTGAAAATGGCAAATCCAGGCCCAAATATCGTAGCCGAGTCCGGCATACGCGCTCAGTCAGTTGTTGGTTTTAGTATTACCGGCACTAGTATTAGTGCAAACCTTTCCGCCGAGTACACGGTCACCGTGAACGGCCTAGCCGTTGGTGATGTAGTATACGCAAGCGGCTCTACCGGCAATGCAACCATCATGCTTGGCGCTTATGTTTCAGCGGCTAACACGCTGAAAGTGCGAGTGCTGAATCCCACCGCTGGCGCACTTACTCCAGGCAATACGGGTTACTCCGTACTGGTTGTTCGTCCGTATCCAGCAGCGTCTAGCACCAGTGATTTCCTTGTGAACTCACCGGCTAACTCTGGCGCTATACCCCTGAGCGCATAACCAGGGATTGAACGGGGGGAGTTCGCTCCCCCTTTTCTTTAATTACTGAGGTATTTATGGATTTTCCGACAGTAATGCACCATCCTCACCGTTATGACTGGTCGGTTGTCATTGAAGATATTGCAGAATACTCACGACTCGCTGCAATCGGATGGATTTCAAACACTGATTGGCACTCTGGCGAAAAGGAGTCAGCCGATATTGTTCAAGAAGTCAAAGAGGAAGTGAAAAAGCGTGGTAGACCGCGCAAGACGGATGACGAATGAAAGAGTTAATCGCTCTACTATTTCTAGCGCGTGAGATTGCTCACAGGGAGCATCTAAAAACGCGATCATTTGCCGCTCACATGGCGCTAAATGAGTTCTATACCGGCATTATTGAAAATGCCGATGCCATTGCAGAAGCGTATCAGGGACAATACGGCAAATTGCTCTCAATTCCGTACATGAAAAACCCAAATAAAGCCTCGATTGAGTCTATTTTCCGCAATCATTTAGATTGGATTGAGAAAAACCGATACACCGACGTACCTATTACGCAGACCGCGATACAGAATCAAATTGATGAAGCCGTTTCAACGTATCAAACGGCGCTGTACAAACTGAAATTCCTATCCTGAGATAAGCCATGCCAGAGCAATATACTGTCCCCGTTCAAACTCCAGCGATTGATTCTAATAATGTATCTGCATCGCTGTCCGGCACCGTCACTAGTGCAACGGCAGTTGTTTTAGACACTTCCGACATGGCTTACCCCCTGACTGTCACGGTTAAGTGTCCGTCAGCCACTACCGGAACGCTGGAATTCTCCACCACTCCGAACGCATACGCGAACGCAGGAACCGCAAACTGGCAGTTTTGGCCTAATGGTACAGTAGCGGCATCAACAGCGATCACAGACGTGTTTAATGGCCGTCTGATGGCGCTTAGAATTAGTCGGGCGTCCGGTTCCGGCGCTGTAATTTATGAGGTGACAGCATGAGTGGGTGGATAGGCGCTTGGGGTACTACTGCAACGGTTACAAATTTGATCGTTACGGGTAGCGAAGTTATATCGGTTAACACGTCAACAGATGCGTTAAGAATCACTCAGACTGGCACAGGCAATGCACTGGTAGTTGAAGATAGTGCGAATCCTGATAGCACGCCATTCCTGATTGACAATTCTGGTCGCATCATACAAGGATACACTGGGCAAATTGCAGGCGCAGTCTACAACCCAGCAAATCAGATTTTCAGTAATACTTGGGACTGCGGCTTTGGCTTTTTTGAATACTCAAACGATGTTGCGTCTTCCATACTGCAATTCAACAAGACTAGGGCGACTACACCAAACGGCCATGTAGTTGTTGCAGATGGCGACAGGTTAGGTATTCTGCAATTTGCAGGCTCGGATGGCACTAACTATATCAGAGGCGCTGAAATAGTATCCGTAGTAGACGGCACCCCCGGCACCAACGACATGCCCGGAAGGTTGGTGTTCAGCACAACGGCTGATGGTGCTTCCAGCCCGACTGAAAGGATGCGAATCCCTAGCACTGGGGGTGTGGGTATTGGGACTACTTCGATTGGGGGTTTTTCTGGAACCTTGAATGTCGGAGGGTCGGGATCACCTGCTTCTGGGATTATGGCGGGAATAATGTCGTCTGTGACAGCTCCTGCTACTGTAACTAGACTAGACGCATTTTACTCTGTACCTAACGCTGCTGCTGCAACTGCTCTAGTGACTTTGAATCATTATTTTGTAAGCCAAGGAACAATCGGCGCAGGCGCGACTATAACCAACCAAATAGGGTATCGTGTAGCAAACACTCCAATAGGAGCGACTAACAACTATGGGTTTTACTCAGAAATTCCCGGAGGTGCAGGACGTTGGAATATCTACATTGCTGGTACTGCTGATAACTTCTTCCAAGGTCCGATTAAAAGCAATGGTACTGTAGCTGGCGGGTATTTCGCCCATTCAGCAGGTACGACAGCAATGCTGCTTGGTTCTTACAATGTAGTCAAAGTAACGCCAAATGCAACGGCAACTTATACTACTACTGTAGCTCCGGCAGGTGCTAAATCTTCCATTATAATCGTGACGAGTGGCACGACATCTTACACCATTACCTTCGGTACGGGATTCTTAACAACGGGCACACTGGCTACTGGCACTGTCACGGCTAAGACTTTCGTTGTAAACTTCGTATCAGATGGTGCAACTATGATCGAAACTTCTCGCACTATAGCGATGTAATTGAGAGTAAACACAAATGGCAATATCAATCGAATGGGATATAACACACATTGCCGTTATTGATAATGGCAATCTCAAAAGTGTAGCGGTGCAAGTGTGTTTTGATGTCAAAGGATCAGATGGCGCGTTGCAAGGTTTTACTCAAAGCGATGTAATGCTAGGTGAAAC